CCCTGGCACCGGTGGCGCGGCATCAGCTACTGGCAACCAAGGCGCTGCATCAGCTACCGGCAACCAAGGCGCTGCATCAGCTACTGGCAACCAAGGCGCTGCATCAGCTACCGGCAAAGAAAGCATAGCCCTTGCTGCTGGAAAGGATTGCAAGGCAAGGGGAGCATTAGGATGCTGGATTGTGCTTACTGAACGTGGAGAATGGGACGGGAACACTTATCCTATCATCTCAGTCAAAGCATTCAAAGTGGATGGTAAGTCAATCAAAGAGAATACTTTCTATTCTTTAGTGAATGGAGAGGCAGTGGAAATGAAATAACAATTTATTCCAGCCGCATCAAAGGTAGTGTTATTACCGTACTAAAAGCCGTGAGAGAAGCGAAGTGCGCATCGTTTTAATAATTACGTATGGGAATAATATATGCTGTACCGTGAAACAAATGCTGCTGAAATAGAATGATATAATAAAGTAAATTAATTGTGAAGTTATTATATGAAAACATCAAAATCATTCCATCAAGAGTACATTGAGAAAGCCAAAAAACTAATCCATGAAATCCTTGAAGATAAAAAAGAGTACGATGACTGGACTCAAATTTGTTTTTCCATGCAAAATGCAGTACAAGCTGCGGCTAATATATGGAGCACATCTTCTGATGAACAAATATATAAAATGAAGGCTTTTGTAACAGAAATGGTTCTTACTGAACTTTCAAATCTCCGACAATTTGATATATCCTTCAAGAAGAAGGGGGCAGAAAAGAAAAAGTCATTAGACACATTGTATTGCCCAAAATGTGGAAGTAATAATGTTGAAGAAAGAGCATGGGTAAATCCAAACACAGATGAAATCAGATATAATGATTCAGTTGAGGAAGAAGATTGCTGGTGTAATATTTGTGAAGAGCATGTAGAATTAAGCACTCTTTCAGAATTATGGGAAATGTTTGGGGATATTCCGGTCAACAATGATGACGAGATTGAAAAGGACTTTCTTAACTTCTTAGCCGGAACATCAAAGTTAGATGTCTGGCATTGGTTCGATGAACGGTGTCCCAATAACCTGCACGATGATTTAATGTATCCTTCAAATAGCAACAATCATGGATAAATCTATAAAACAAATAGAGCAAGAGTTGTTTAATCTCGAACAAGAGAAAAATAAGCTGGAGAAAATATTGATTGATGCGATTTCTTCCGCAATGTTAAAGGTTGCTCAAAATAAACCTATGCAGCGAATTAGTAAGCATTGTTTTGTGATTTGTTTTTCAGATATGGTCGAGAATCCCTGGGATCCTGGGTTTTACGACTGGGAGAAATCCATCAGTATCATTTTGAAGTTTTTAAGACCTAAGCCGGCAAAAGAGTGGGTTTGCTCATTGGTTGCAAAATTGGGAGGCACACCAAAGAATCAGCCGGTTGTTTTTGAATACCGTAAGAAAAGTTTCGACGTGATGCATTCAAAGAAAATTCCAGTGTCTCGGATATTTATTGAGCAAATAATCAAAGAATTAAATCGGTAACAATCATGAAAAATAAGATATATACTCGTTCAGTCACAATTCGTGACAACGACATGAACCGTTGGGGTATTACATTTGAAGTCCGTGAGGTAGACCCTTGTACAAAACGAAACATTGACACTCTTGAAGAGTTTGTAGAACACTTTGAAGTATCAGTGCGTGCTGAAGGTTGCGGTAGCTACGGTCAATGTTATGGCAGGATAACACCAAGAACACCTGGACAAAAAGACTTGCTTGATTTTTGGAATAAATACCATTGTGCCAGTATAGCAAGTGGGACCAGAGCACAAGAGAAATATCTTCATGGAGAACAATATAAAAAAGATTTTGATGGATTCATCAAACTGTTTTCCGGATACGATGAAAATTTCCGTAAACAGTTTGATGCCACATCATTCAATATCATGTGTAAGTTTTATCAAGTACAACTCGAACACATGCCTACATTGAGAGGAGTGATTTCAAGATATGCAGATGGTAATCCTATCGAATATATTCTTGGGCTTAACCCAAAACGAATCAGACATGATGCCAATGACTTGTATGTAAAATACATTTTTCTGGCGATCAGAGGGCTGTATATCGACAAAGGTTACAAATATGGAACTGATTGGCTTTACTTGCCCATTCCAGAAGATATATGCAAAAGAATAGATGATTTGTGCGAAGTATTACAAAAAGAAGAAGAAGATTTGTCTCAAAGCTTCGCTGTTCCAGGCGATTTTGACATGAGTGGTAATTTTGAAGCTACAAAAGATATTGTTGAAAAAGTTATGGAAATGCGTGATTGTGATGAAGAGGAAGCTAAACGGTTTGTAGCTCTTGGGATTCATTTGCAATTGACATTTGGTGATTTAGATGATACATTTCAATCGAATGGCGACTGCTTATATCAAGCAAATGGGACGGAATATTATATAGGTACAGAAGAAGAGTTAGAACAATTAGCCAGTGACATAGTACATAATAATGATGAGTATGAATATTTTTGGCGTGAGGCGGTTGCGGCCCAAAATACAATAGATTCTTTGGAAGACTGGTTGGATTCTATAATTTCCATAGACGGCTGGTGTTCTGTTTTAAATCATTGGGATGGTGAATACGAAAGTTATAAGATAGCTGGAGAATATATTTGTGTTTGTAGGTCATAAAATATTGAATTATAATGGAATATATTAAGCATTCTGATTTTAGTGCCATGTGTGACAAAATTAGAAAAATGGAAGCGGAAGAACTGGTATTAGCATTGCAAGCTCATGGTGGCAAATTTGTTTGGGTTGACGACGATAACAATGAGGAATTATTATACGAACCACCTACAATCATGGTCAATACGGATGAAGGCCCCATGGACGTTGTGGTTTATGAAGCACGGCTGAATAATGGACATATCAACTTGTTGGCTTACGATAAAGAATGGGGCAACAAGCAACATATCGAGCTGGAGTATATTGCCACCGGACATCTTGCATATCTTATAGAATACATGCCTGTTACAGACAAAGTAAAATCTGTAGCAATAAACGATGATTAATATGGGACATAAAAAGACGATTGATTATTGGAGACATCCCACCTATTTTGAAATTAAATCTGGAGAGGGAGCTATCCATTGGTTAACAATTGATATAGAAAAGGTACTAAAGCCTGATGGAAGTTTAAAAAAATGGTTTGTCCATACAGATGGATTACGATATAACCGACCATGAAGAAAGGTTGTTCTTGTATAAAACAGGAACAACCTTTATGTTAATATACAGTTAAAGTGGACAACTATTCACACCATACAAGTAAACAAAATCTATTCAAATTAAAGCTGCGATAAAATGCCGTTAAAAATAGAAGACATAAAATTGGCAGGAACCAGGTTTGATGGCCGTGCTAAGTTGTCCCCAGAACAACGCCAGGCCATTCAGATTTTGGCCCGTGAAGGATATAGTCAAAGAAAGTTGGCCGCAATGTTTAATGTAAGCAAACGGCTTATACAATCTATACTATCTCCCCCTACACGCAAGACTTACAAACAATATCCAACTGAATATTGGACTGAGTTAAAACGAAAATATCGTAAAAAGAAAATTGATTTATATAAAAATGGAAAGATCAAGTTTAATAACAAGCTGAAAAATAAATGAGACGCAAGCGTATCAAGCGTGTAGCTAACATTGATTTTGGCTATCGTTCAATTACTGGCGCAAAGCAACATATAAAAGTATTCTTGAAATCGCTTCTTTCGCAAATAGGGCTACAACAAGGAATAGACTATGCAGTAACAGCTAATCATTTGCGAATTAGACATGTGAAAAATATTACAGGAAAAATAACCACTACACTTAAAGAGATATTCCCAGTATTCAATTTTTATTGGAAGACTCCAAGATTATTAGTGTGGTTCTAAAATCAATATTGCTAATAACAAGTATGGAAAATTTAAAATTTAGTGTTGGAGATAATGTGAAAATTGTATCCAATGATCTGCAACCAGAAATGGTTGGAAAAATTGGTCGAATAAAGAAAGTGTACCCGTCATTTTCTGAAGATTCAGATAACAATATTCACCCTTCTTACTTTTATCGTGTTGAAGTAGGAGGAACTGTCTTAAAAGGAATTGCTACAAACGAAGATCTAAAAAGTGTATCACATTAAAGAATCATGGTGCAAGATGTGTGTTTCGGAAGACAATCGGGAACGGAATGAAAGGAAGAAATGAAAACAGTTAAACTTTCCAA